TTTGCGATCATTTTATTTATTTAATATCATCTACTATATAAATGATATTATCTATTGATATCGGTATAAAAAACTTATCATTATGCTGTATTGATTATACAAATAATTCTGATATGTCAACATACGAAATTAAATTATGGGATGTATATGATACATTAGATACGACCGATTACTATTGCGAATCATTAACTAAATCAAAAAAGAAATGTGGAAAACGATGTGGATTTAAATATACAGTTGAAAATAATTTGGTATATACTTGTAAAACACATTTCCCCAAAGACATACCGATTAAACCTCAAAATACATATAAAAAACGTTTGATAAATGATTATTTACTACAAGATATTGCCAAAATAGTATTAACAAAACTTCAATTTGTATATGATACTAATATTGATATATTCAAACAAATTAAAAACATTGTTATTGAATTACAGCCAAAAGTAAACCAAAAAATGAAGTTTGTTTCTCATATTATATATGGAAAACTTGTAGAATTGTATTACAATACAAATACAACTGTGCGTTTTGTTAGAGCTGCTCAAAAATTAAAAGCATATACAGGTCCTGCTTTAACTTGTACATTAAAAGGTGAATATGCTAAGCGTAAATGGCTTAGTATACAGTATACAAAATGGTTTTTAGAAGAAAAATTTACACAAGAACAACGTAATACTTGGTTAGATCATTTTCTAGGTCACAAAAAGAGAGATGATATGGGAGACACATATTTAATGGCTATAAATGGTATATATGGAATACCAAAAAAACAAAGAACTGATAAAAACGGAAGATGTATAAAATAACCAAATACATCGTGATTTCTTTAATTTCTACAATTTACAATATAATTTAAAAAATATGATTTCGTACTAATTTTTTTTATTACTATATAATATATAATGGGTACTGTACAAAGTAAAGATGATACACAACCAAAGAACAAAATAAGTTCAAGAGGCGAACAAGGTCCAAAGGGTGAACAAGGTCCGAGAGGTGAACAAGGTCCAAAGGGTGACAAGGGACCGAAAGGTGATCCGGGAGTTATTGATACGTCCAAAACACTTTGGTGCGCGGATGGGTTTTTATGCAAAAGTCCAGATAATGCAAGGAGTATAGAATGGGGTGTCCACACATTAAATATGGATACTGATAAGGTTATTAGACATTATAATAAAGGCACTGTTGATCATAGAGATATGGGTTTTGCTACAGCTAATGTATATGCTACGAATTCTGTTGTTATCGGAGAAGGTAGAGCTTCTTGTCTTCATTTAGGAAGTCATAAAATTTGTTCTGATGGTGGAACATTATTAACTATTAAAGGTCAAGGTGGTAACGCTGTTAATTTTGATATATACACAGATGGTAGACATAGTTCTTTTAGAACATTTAACACAAACGACGATGGTAGTTTAAGAGAACGTTGGCAAGGTTATGCATAGTTGTAAATTTATTGTAGTTTACACGTTTAAAATAAAAATTAAAATAAACGTGTATTGTTAAGACAGATGTTGGTGAATGAATTTGAAAAACTATCATTGAAAAAGTTTAAAATAAAAAGTATTTTACCTGATGCAACTATACTTATTCTGGGGAAAAGAAGATCAGGGAAATCTTTTCTAGTGCGTGATATTTTCTTCCATCATAAAGATATTCCCTCAGGAATTGTTTTCTCTGGTACAGAAGAAGCATCTCCATTTTTTGGTGATTTTATACCAGATTGCTTTATCCATTCTGAATATGACCCCGAACTCATAGATACTATTATGCTTAGACAAAAACGAAAAATTAGAGAAGCCAAGGCAAATGGTATTTCAGAAAGTGGCAAACATCCAAGTAATAATTTATTTATTGTACTAGACGATATGTTACACGATGCTGGGAGTTGGAAAAAAGATAAAACTATTAAAAGTATTTTCTTTAATGGTAGACATTTTAATTTTCTTTTTATCCTAACTATGCAATACGCACAAGGAATTCCACCAGAACTAAGAAGTAACATTGATTATGTATTTATTTTTAACGAACCATCTGTAGCAAATAGGAAAAAAATATACGATTCCTATGCTGGTATGTTGCCATCATTTGATCATTTTTGTAATATATTAGACGCGTGTACACAAAACCACGAATGTATGGTCATAAAAACATCTGGAAATAGCAATGATTTAAAAGAGCAAGTGTTTTGGTATAAAGCTCAATCACATACAAATTTTAGAGTTGGACATCCTAAACTTTGGAAATTTCATTCCAATAATTATAACGAACGTTACGAAGAAGATGACGATAAAGATAAAGCTGAATTTGATAAACTTAAAAAGAAATTTGCAAAAACACGAAAACTCAAAGTTATAGTTTCCCGACAAGGAGATATTGTTGGATACAAACAAGATGACGAATAAAACAATCTTGCAACTATATCATATAATCAATAATAATTATTTATTATTGAAAATTTATATAAACATTAATCTTCCGTACTATCTATAGCCATAACTTTAACTGAATATTTATCTAAAACCTTATTGAGTCGTTTAATATCCCATTTCAAAAACCAAACATCAATCCACGAACTCCCATATTTCCAATCTTGTTGTAATTTCTTTATAATTTTGCTTTTATATTTATTTATTTGTTTAATATCTTCTATGTGCAATTTTGGAATATTATCCAAATCTTGCAATCTATCCAAACCGATTGTTCTCATATATTATATATCTATAATATAATTTTTTTCAATTTTTGAGAAATTATATTTTATTTACATATATTAATGTCAGAAACTTCTTTAATTCCAGTTTCATCTTATTTACAATCGTCTTTACAATCCGAATTTGATCAATATTTAACTACACCAGAGATTCAAATGCGATATGTAAATCCATATAGACCATTTGAAACAATTTCACCGATGGATTTTAATACAATTGTATTACCAGATCTCAGTAATTTACAGATGACAGATACAAACGCACTTGATGATTCTACTTTTTCAGAAATATTGGATTCTTTATTATTAGATATGAATTTGTTTTCAAAGCTTGGTTATCGCATTTGTAACTTATATTCTGATAAAATAGAAGATTATTTTATGCGAGTAGACTTGAGAACATTTAAAATATCAATGTCAGTAGAAACTATAACTAGAATTCAAAGCTGTATAAGTGAACATCAAAAAATTATTATACTTCCAGTACGTCTAGATTTCCTAAATATATCCAGCGATTACAATTTCAACTTGATAAACCAAGATTATCCTGAACAAGACGAATTATATGCTGCACATTCAAATTTACTTATAATAGATACACAATGGAATACAGTTGAATTCTTTGAACCACACGGTGAAATTTTAGGCCACTCATATTCTGATTTTATTGATTTGCAAGGTATTATTAGAAATTTTGTTGTGTCAACATTTGGATTACAAAATTATTATTTCGTGAATGTAGCAAATACTTGTCCAATAGGTGTTCAAAGAAAACAAAACATTGTAAATCCTGAATCTGGACATTGTCTTGTATGGAGTCTTTATTTCATTATGATTCGTCTAATGAATATTAATTTTATATCAGGTAATAAAACCGTTTCTCAAGTTATAAATGAATTTATAAGTAATGATACTCCTGAAAACTTAGATCGTACTATTAGACAATTTTTTACATACATCGAATCACTTTCAATTATCCCATTACGTTTCCTAAAACACAATAACGAATATGATATAACAAATTATATTGATAACACATATCTTTTAGAAACACGTTTACGTACATTAATTAAAATGTACTTCCTAAACGCTACGTTTTACAAACGCGATTTTAAAAAAGTATTTGAAGAAATTGTTTCTTATAGAAATTTACCAAATTTTGATCAAATATTTATAGAAGAATTATCCTATAACTACAATAACATTAACAATTTAATAGGATAATTCATTTACAAAATTCCATTCTCTCGTAAAAAACTCCAAGTTTTTCCTCCAACTTTTATACGTCTTTTCGTCTGTGGATTTATCATCCAGGTTTCTTGTTGTTCTTCTTGTTCTACTTGTTGTTCTTGATGTAATCCAAGTTTTCTATTATCATCTATAGATAATTCTGTTCTACACATTGGACATATATTTGTATTTGTTTCCACATGACTACGCAAACAATTTTTATGAAAACTATGTTTACATGTAGTTTCTATAATTTGATCGTTACTTTGATGATCGTTACTTTGATGATCGTTACTTTGATGATCGTTACTTTGATGATCGTTACTTTGATGATCGTTACTTTGATGATCGTTACTTTGATGATCATTACTTTGATGATCGTTACTTTGATGATCGTTACTACCTTGATCATTACTGTCACTGTGTGTTTGGTTCGTATCATAACAAATGTTGCAATTATATTCTCTGTTTAAAAACTCATCGAACGATGTATGTTCATTATCATAATTTTCAGAGAAATCAATATAATTGTAATAATTTTGCAATGTACCAATTAATCTATTATAATCGATTACGTATCTATCTATTTCAAAACATCTTGTTTGGTAATATGCAGTTGGATACAACTCCGCAAGATCTGATAAATCACTGAAAATTGAATCAATATGAGTCAACATATATCTATGAATAAAGCTATTAAACAATTCAATCTTTTCGTTTTGCAAATATCTTATTAAACAAGATATCCAACTTTGGTACAAAACGTATACTGTATAACTTGGATCATCCCTGCCACCTGGTTCAAACATATAAGGATTATTATCTAAAAATGAATGAAATGTTAATAAAATAGTTTCGATTCCCATACTTGATGTCCATTTTTCAAATTTACTATCACCCCACGTATTTAAAATAGTAGCACAACATTTTCCATTTTCATACATATTTGGGTGTATTCTTACACCATCATAATTTACAAATTTAACTTCTGGAGGTGAATGGGGATAGTTATCTGGTATTTCAATATCTAATCTTATAAATTTATGTCGATAAACGCTATCACGAGGACCTTTTATGATTGCGTAAACTTTGTTAATATTTTGTTCATCATAATGAATTAGATAATCATTGTCGAGTAAATCACGTTGAGATTGTTCAACATAAAGATGACGAATTTCTTTTAAAAATCTTTTGTTAACAACACTCATTGTCTAAATATATTCCTATATATTTAAATAATAATCAATTTTATTTTTTAGCTGCAAGTTTACCACGTTTATATAACTCAAAAAGTTTTTCTTTGATAACAGCTTCTTGTTCTCGTTCTTTCTTTGTTTCTTGAGCCTTTTGTTTACGTCGTTCTTTTTGTTGCTCTTGACGTTTATACATCAAACGTGGGTCGGGAATATAAATAATATTATCTTTTAATTGAACACTCCAAGTTAATTTTTGACTTGTATTAATCAACATTATATAGTCAGGATATGCAACTTTAAATAACAATCCACCAGTTCTAAATTGCTTTGTTTCAGTGTTATAATACTTAATCCATGTTTTAAACAATGGCATTTGTTCTAAATATCGTTTTTCGTGCATTGTTTTCAAAGGAATAGTATTTTCTATCTTTTCTATGATTTCTTCTCGTGTCAAATTATCTTGTTTAGTTCCAGTTCTAGGTTTTCTATAATTTGAATCTACTATACTAGTATAATTAACTCTACCTTTACCCTTAACATTACCTCCTACTATTCTACTACTATCTTCACTATCAGAATAATATTCATCATAATCATCAGAATATTCAGAATATTCACTTGTAGCAGTAGTTGTATCTGTTGTGGATGTTGTGGATGTTGTGGCTGTAGTACTTTGTTTTTCAATGATTAATTGCTTTTTTCTCATAGCGTAACTCTGTATTATTATTAGAAATTAAAAGTTTGTCAATTTTTTATTTATTTTATTAATATAATATATCAGATGTTGTATTATATCTATAATATGTTTTATGACCTAGCATCAACGTTATTATTTGCTCCAACAAGTGTAGATGAAATTATACCAGGTGTCTGGCTTGGTAATTATAAATCAGCCATAGATATAGATTTTTTAAAACAAAACAATATTAAATTTATACTTAATTGTACTCCAAATATGCCATTCTACAATGAAATCTACAATTCAGAAGATTTAAAAGGATTACAAAAAATCGACACTTATCGTATTCCTGTAAATGATAGTTTATTAGAGCACGATTTATTACTAATGGAACAATACTTTAAGATAGTTATACCTATCCTTGTAAAAAAATATACACAAAAAAAGAATATATTAGTCCATTGTCACGCTGGCAAACAAAGAAGTGCTATTATTATAGCAGCACTACTCAAAGTACTCCTAGATTCAAAAATGTTAACACTTGAAAATATCACATCTAAACCAAAATCTCAAAAACATCAATTTGATAAAATAGCAGAATACTTACTACAAAAACGATCACAAGTGTTTACATATGGTCTTAGAATAAACTTTGAACCAACATATAAACGGTTTTTTAAAATTAAATAAAATATATCACTGATAGTTAACTAAAAATTACAAAATAACATAAATTTTTATTCTTTTCCATTTATAGAGCTCTAATGGAAACGATTGAAACACGTTGTAAACGTAGTTCAAATTGGTTAAAATATTATAAAAAACTATATTTGCTAAAAGACAAACGTGGTATCCGTATATATAAAACAAATCAATCTCTGTTTATTAAACGTGCAATTTCATCTGGTATTGAAGGAGTCGTATACAAAACACATTTTAGAAACAAAACAGGATATGAATATAAACGAATACGTAAAATAGGTTATTTTGTAACAAAAGCTCTTTATTTGAAGAGAATTCGTGAAAACAAAAGAATATCCGATGCTGTATTTGACGCAGATCCTGACACTGTATACGAATTATTTTATAGTAAACGTTCATTTGATAAACCGAGTCTTATAGAAATGATTGCATTATCTTTAACAAACGAATTAGTTTGTCAAAAAATATCGCCACATTATTGTTTAAACTACCACTGGGATTACAATAAAAACGTAATTCGCTTATATAATGAATACGCATCAGGTGGTGATTTTTCAAAATGGGCCGCTCATAATCATTCAATTGATGTTTGGTATAATGCTATATTTCAAATATTTATAGGTATATTAGCCATAAGACGTTATTTTAATATGGTTCACACTGATCTTCATATCAAAAATATTCTTGTTCATAAAGTACAACCAGGGGGTTATTGGACATATCTTATAGATGATAAAAAATATCACGTTCCAAATCTAGGTTTTGTTTTTGTTTTATCAGATTTTGGATTTACTTGGATTCCAACTAAAATTGCAATACCGTGGCATTATGACCAAAGATTACGTTATGTAACAACACGTGGTCAAAATTATTACGACATTGCTGTATTTGTAAAATCTTTGTTTACACTAAATAATGTACCAGAAGAAATTAAAAAGATTTTAAATGATACTTTTAAAAAGACTGATTTCTTAGTTTTTAACAAGGCATACTACGCAAAACATTATAACCGTAAAAATTTAAGTAAAAAACAAAAAGTACTATATAAATACCTATTAAACAATTATTCAAAACTAAAAAAACAACAACAACCACTCGAATATAAAATTAACAAAATGTTTCAATCATATCATACCAAACCAAAAGAACATCATATAGAAACGTATTCATTAAACAAACGATTAAAAAAAAATCGTTTACATAAAGTATTCAGATCACTGGTTTTATAATTGTATTCACTGTGCTCACTCTATTCGTATACTCACTCTATTCGTATATTTTATACTCACCCTATTCGTATATTTTATACTCACCCTATTCGTATATCCACTGTTCACATTCTGAACATTCTGTATTTAATTTACACTCTGGAATGTCATTCTCCCAATTTGGAATTACTTTTTTTACAATATACTCTATCCTATGATTTAGAATAGATTCACTGTATCCCAATTTCCCCTTTGCATCATATAGACATGTATAACCAGTATGGCATTTTGTATCTATATTATATCCAACCATAGAACACGTTCGACCACAATTACCTGTAAATATAGGATCCGCATTATGTCCAAAATGAAAAACTTGATTATTTTGATTCATATTTACTAAATCTATATAATGTTTATCTCCTGGTGTTTCAAATGTAACAGCTGGTTTATTATAGATTCTCGAAGCAATACTTGCCAACATTCCACCTAATGAGTGTCCTGTAAAATACACCTTAATTCTATCAAAATCAATTATATTACGTGACCTTTGTATTACATCGTCAATCATATTTATATAATTGAGATCATATTTTTTAGTATCTTTGTAACAATTTTTACAACAACTCTGTTCTATCAACGTATCTGATTCACATTTACATTTTTCAAATAGATTACTTTGTTTGTAAAAACAACAAGAGAAAAACAAATTATCATTATATTTATCATTTGTAGCAGTTGATAAAGCACACATAGAATCACTATACAGATTTTCTTTTATGTCATTATTAAACGGACTTTGTGAATTACTTACCCAGTAAACACTAGTGCCTTTGAATGCAATTACAGCAGTATCTTTAACTTCATTTGTAAATAAATACGATTTTACTGTATCATTAGATACACTTATGTCATATACATTATTTAATGTTACATTTATCCAAGACTTACTCCCAATATGATAATATACATTATGAGACATCTCAGCAAAATCACGAATTGTATTAAAATCTACAAGTGTAGATGTTATATTTATGATGTTATTCAAATACATTTATTAATCAATAGTAAAATTATAGTGATTAATAAACTTACTTATTTATGATTTCTTATAAATTTTAAAAAATTCCAAATCTTCTTTTTCTAAGAACTGGCACTTGAAATACAGTTTCACTTGGAGTTTCAA